GGCGATATTCGAATTCCAGAACAAGCAATGCCCGAGATGCGGAAGCGGCCTGGTGAAGACCAGGGCCTGCACCGGCCTCGTAAAAGAGGGCTGGGAAACGATGCTCCGATGCCCGAAAGTTTTATGCGGACACATGGAAGGGCTGGAGAGGAAAAACGGAGGAAACGGAAAATGAAGATTGAAGAATTGACACCAGAAAACGCGCCCGAAACATCGATTGCGGATTTATTGGATCTCCGGTACCGGGCAACCCAGATCTATAATTCCAAGTTTAAGGGGACCCAGGCGACCGTGGCGAAATTCATGAAAAGCGGCCGGCTGATATCGGCGATCGAGAGGGCGGACCTTCTGATTGTCAACCAGATCATCCTCCGGGAGCTCCGGCGGAGGGGCGAACAGGCCCAGACTACGCAGCCGATCGATCGGGAGGCATACAAGAAAAGCCTGGCCGGATTCGATCCTGGGGACCTTCCGTCCATTGTCGTGGTCAAATCATTTGCATCCATCCACGGGGAATTTGTGGGGAAGCCGAAAACAACCGACCTGGTGAATTTGAATTTCAGATGCGGGGACGATGAGATGGGGGAGCCGATCGTCGCAGACGTTATTGCAGCCATTCACAAGGCGACGACAAAGGACGTGATCTGCGAATTTGCAATCGGAGGGCCGGCGGACGAACATATCCCGATCTATGACCTAGTCCTGGTCCCGAGATTGGCGGCCAGCAGAAACAAAGCGGCCCTGCCTGATCGATCCATTCCGTTTGAGGCGACCAAGATCTCTCCCATGATGGAAAAATGGAACGAAGCCAAGGCCCGGGACGAAATGGAGATCCCGGAGATCCTTCGGGCGGCGGCCTGGAGGGACGATAAGATCCCATTCGAGAAAATGCAATACAAGCTCATCCATCACCGAAAGGACGGAAAGGTCGTCTATCGGGCTTTGACAAAGGCCCTGGCTAATCTGACCGATGAGCGGAAGGGAGGGAGAATGCCGGAGGCCGAACACCGGGCGGCATACGACCACCTGGCCCGTCATTATCGGCAATTCGAAAAGGACCCCCCTCCGTACAAAACAAACAAAGCGGACCGACGGACGATCCTCAAACCCTACCCAAGCGAACACGCCTGCAGGATGAAAGATCCTGATCAGTATACCGGGTTTTCCAGGATGGAGCGGACCACCAACGAAGGGAAAAAGTATGGCGTCATTTATGGAATCCGAACGGTCGAAGGAAAGCGGATCAGCGAGGAACAGGCCTTCAGATATCCGAAGGCGTCCTGGACGGAGGCGGAGGCGCGATCCCATTGCACGGATCACAAGGGGCTGAAATTTGAGCCGGCAATCGAAAAGGCGGACCTCGAGTTTAAAATCATGAAGGTTGACCAGGAAAAACAGATGGTCGGAGGAATCGTCTACGAACCGGAAGCCGTCGACACCCAGGGCGAATATACCGACGCCAAGGAAATTGAGAGCGCCCAGGAAGCTTTCATGCAAAAATATTCAGAGGACACAAAGCGGATCAAGGTCCAGCACATGGGACAAACGTATCACTTCCCGATAATCGAATCGTTCATACCGGAAAAGGACACCCAGAAAGGAACGGACAAGATCCCAGCCGGCGCCTGGTGGATCATGATCAAAGTGACGGCTCCCTACATTTGGGACGAAATAAAAGCGGGCCGTCTGACGGGCTTTTCGATGGGCGGCCAAGCCAGAAAAGCATAAAACACCCAAAGGGCCATCCTCATAAACCCTTTAAAAATCGACTTTCCAAAATAATCCTTGACAAGATATATTCGCATTCTGTATTTTTTAATCATAATGTTGGAACATTCCAGTAAAGAGCGGTAAATCGGAGGGGATCAAACCCCGCTCCACTTCTCATCCGGCTCGTTTACGTGGACGAAGTAAACCACAAAAGCGAAACGATGCCGAAAACAGACAGCGCCAATAAAATCAAGGATCTCGATATTGACGAGATCTCTCTGGTTGATAGGGCGGCAAACCGGCGCAAATTCGCAATAACCAAAAAGGAGAGAAAGGAAATGTTCGAAAAACTGATTGAAATTTTGAAGAATTGGCTCACGCCCGAAGAAATCACCGAGGACCTCCAGGCCGGAATCAAGGCAATGCCAGAGGACGTCCAGAAGGCACACCTCGCAACCCTGACCATCCTCGAGGAATACAACGACGAAGACGTCATGCCCGCCGAATTCAAAAAAGCCCTGACCGAGATGGTGAAGGCCACCGTCACCCCGGTCCCTGAAACGAAGGCCGTCGACGAGCTCACGCTCGACACGTTCATCGAGAAAGCCGGGGCCGTTTTTAGCTCGGCGACAAAGTCCCAGATCGAAAAGGTGATCGCCGCCCTGCAGTCCCTTCTCGGAACGAGCAAAGACGACGACGAGAAGAAAAAGGCAGAAAACAAAAATCTGACCCCGGAGCAGATCGCAGCCCTGGCGAAAGCCGAAGCCATCATCGCAGCCGAGGACGCGAAGGAGCGGAAGGCGAAAGAGGACAAGGAAAAGGCCCGCGACGAAGCCCTGGACAAAATGGCCAAAGAGATCGCCGAGCTCAAAAAGGTGAAAGGGACCTCCAAGCAGCTTGACGACAAGGACGAAAAGGACGAAACGAAAAAGGCCGTCGTCGACAAATTCCCGTCCCTCAAAATCTGCTGACCGGCCGAAAATTTAGCAAGGAGAACAAAAAATGTCCGCAAATAAATTGATCGAAAAATGGAAGATGCAAAAAGGCTTTAACCTTATCAGCATCCCATCCATCACGCTGACGGAGGAAGAAGCCGACACCTTCCTGGATATGGTTTTTGATGAATCTTCGATGATCAAATACGCCAGAATCCAGCGGATGCTGAAACCCCAGAAAAACATCCGGGCGCTCGGATTCGGCTCCGGCCGGTTCCTTTATCCCGCCGGGGAATTCAACGAATCGAAGTACAAAAAGGAATGGACACATAACAAGATCCAGCTTTCCACCCAGGAAGCCCGCGGTTGTGTGGCCATTTTCGACGACGACCTGGAAGATCTCCGGGGAATCGAAACCGAGGCGGAATGGAAGATGAAGCTCATGGGGATGATCGGCAAAAAGATCGGAAATGAGCTCGAGGAAGTCGGCTGGATCTCGAACACCGGCGCGACGCCTAACGCTTTTGCAGCCGATGATCTTCGGCACATGTTCGACGGCTGGCGTTTTCAGACCTACTACAGCCAGCTTTCCACCGACACCTACTACAATCACGCCGTACCCGGCGGAGCCCGTGTGATCAACGCCTGCGACGGCGGAACATCCGGGTCCGTTTTTGACCTGGCCGGCAAGATCGCCGAACAGGACACCGCCGCCCCCTACGCCTGGGAATTCAAATACCACCGCGCCCTGAAGCTGATGCCCGCCAAATACAAGATGAACGGCGGCCTGAAAAACATGTCCTTTATGAACAGCGACATCGTGACCATGGACTACCTGGAGGCCCTTTCCCAGAGAGCCACGGCCATCGGAGATGGGATTTTTACCGGAGCGATCGACCCGTCCTATCTGAAAGTCCCGATCGTCGATTGTCCGCTGATGCCGACCAATCTCGGAACGGCAGCCCCCTACGCCACAATCGGAGGCGGGGAATATACAGACGTCCTCCTGACCCCCAAGGGAAACATGATCATCGGGATTCAGAGAGAGATCACCATCGAAACCGAGCGGAGTGCGGCCGACCAATGCACCTACGTTTTTTATTCCGTCCGCCTGGATTACAAGATCGAGAACACCAACGCGATCGTAATGATCCAATGCCTGACGCACGCCTGCTGATGAGGACGACAAGATGATCGCAACGATTAGGAATGTGGGCCGATCCCGGGTTTTTCCGACCCGGGCGGGAAACATTCGAATACCGCAATTGAGCGAGATCCGGATAGCGGATGCGGCCGTGGTCAAGGAGATCATGCAGAGCGCCAACTTGATCGTGGATTGGACAGACGATGACGGACTGTCAATTCCAGAGAAGGGGCCGAAGAAGATCGACTACAGCCTATACCGAATTTCAGAGCTTCGCTCGATTGCAGCCAGTTTAAAGGTCAGGGGCTTTTTCACGATGAAAAAGGTGGACCTGATCAAAATTCTTACGGAGGAACAAAAAAATGAGAAATGACCAATTCCCTCAAGAGTCGGTCGGGACACACCAGCCCGCCCTTTTCATTCACGATATCGACTTCCTGAATTACCATTTCAATCACGACAAGTGGGACTGGTTCAAAAATTTCGTGCCCGAATACGCGGCACGAATTGAGGACCATTTCCACAGATGGATCGCCGGCGAATGGACCGTCACCGAAGTCGGAGCCGGGACCCGGGCGCTCACCCCCCTGGTGAACGGAGTGCTCCTGGTGACGAATGGCGCCGTCGACGATAACGCCAACGAGATCCTGACGATGGCCGAATCTTTCAAGCTCCTGGACGGCTATCCGTTCTACGGGTCGATCCGGTTTAAAATCAGCGACGCGACACAAAGCGATTTCTGGTTTGGCCTGCTCACCGGCACCGGCTATTTTGCCGGAGCGCCTGACGACGCCGTCATTTTTTCAAAGCAGGACGGGGACGCCAATCTGGACGTAATCACCCGGACCAACGCCGCACAATTACTGACCGACACCACCGTCGACCTGGTCGCCCTGACCTGGTACCGGCTCGGGATTCATTGGGACGGCCACGACACGGTCCGCTTTTTCGTTTTCCGCGATGCGGACATGTATTGCCTGGCCCAGGTCAGCCATACCACCTACATCCCCCAGGATGAGGAAATGCGCCTCGGATTCGGAATCATGAACGGAGAGGGCGTGGCCAAGGTCCTGTACGTGGATTATATCAAGGGCGCGAACAAACTCGCGATCGAGTAAAATCGACCGCATGCAGGCCAATCAGCGAGGGACCCGACCGACAGCACCGGGTCCCTCTTTTTTTAATCCGGAGGCATGATGGGAAATTACATCGATCCGGGAGATGTCAATAACTGGCCGTCGGGAACAACGGCGGAAGAACAGGCCGCGAAGATCCTGGAGATTGAGCAGCTACTCGAAAAGACACTCGGGACCCATTTTTACAGCAAGGCATTCGATCACAAGGTAAACGGAAATAATAAAAATCGTTTATTTCTGGGCCTCCCGGCGGCAATCCTAACCACAACCAAAATATTCATCAACGGGATAGAGCTCGACTCCGGGTGGTGGACCTGGGACCAGGCCTCCGTTTTTGTCGATTTGACCACCTCCGGATCTGGAATCCTAGACCCCGAACTCATCTATATGAGGGGCCGCTCGCAGCAGGAAGGGATTTTCCCAAAGGGATTTGAAAACATCCGGATCAAGGG